TTCTTGGCGACTTTCGTATCTATCAAACAAAAACTTAGTGATGACAAACCCGAGGACCGAGTCACCAATAAATTCGAGTGTTTCAAAAGACTCCGTAAATTGTTCATACTCTTTGAGAGCGGATTTATGCGTAAAAGCTCTTTGGTACAAATCAAGGTTTTTGATCTTTGTACCAACAAGTTGTTCGGCCCTTTGTTTAGTAAGGAAAGTCACCATGTTTTATTATGTTATGTGTTTATTTTTTAAGCCTCCTTTTTGATGTAATGAGGAGAGAGAAACTTCTGAATGTTCAGGTAGGTAATCTGGGTATCCGCCGGGGGTTCGAGGAGAGCACGGAGCTTATCGTCGAGGATAATCTGACGACCGTTCTCTGGGTGTTTTAGACCCTGTTCCGTGATATACTTTGTGATAAACTTGGTCACCTCCGACCGAGAGATGAGTTCGTCTGCAGGGAGTCCGAGGAATTCGCGCAACTTAGGCGTCACATCCTGCTTACGGTTGAAACCGTTGTTGGCGGCGCGAGCCTTAGCCTTCTCACCATCTGGGTCATCCTGTGTGCTCTTCACTTTGCGAACGAGCTTGGAGAGGTTCTTGATATCATTGCGAAGGGCGGCGATTTCGGTTTGGATGGTTTCGAGAGACATTATATCTTTCTTACACTGGAAATCTTTAAGTCAGTAAAGAACAGTATAGTCAATATGGTAACAATCAGCCATATATAAAAGAGTGCACGTTTTTTACCAAGATTGGTAAATGACATCTTCGGGCGGTCTATGAACCGATAAGGTTGTCGCGATCCATCATCAGGACATCCATCTATACAACAATCAGATGAACACGGGAGTATATTAACCCCCCACCTCTTTGCACAAAATTGTTCATCCTCCCCCTTGTACGCGTAACATCGACAATCTCCGAATATTTCTCGGCATACCATATTATTATATCATGATATAATAATGGATGATCATATTTATTCGAAGTCGACGATCGAAAAATTCACAAAGGAAAATCTTCTCTTCAATGATAAAAAATTGAAGAAATATTATGAACGAAATTTACCGAGAGACCTTGGTAAATTCCGCAGTCACATGAAAAGTACTTACCCTGATAAAACATTCGAAAAGATCGTTTACGTATTGATCACGGATTCTATCCGCGATATCATTCTAAACACATTAGGTGAACTCACACAATTCCTGAACTCCGCGGGTGACCTGATCGTAAGTGGGGGAGAGGCATTCAATCTATATGTCGAACTTGATCAACGCATCGTGACCAGTGATATTGATGCTAAATTTGTTCCCCGGATACCCATGAATGAAAAGTATTTCGGTAAGCTTCAGGCAGTAAAACTTAGGTTGTGGAACAAACTGGGTGAAATCTCCAAGCGACTTAACTTACGTATCAAGAATAGAATTATGATGATGCAGAAGAAAAACTCAAAATTATTCAAGTTTCTCGGTATCGGTTTCAATACAAGTGGTTCATACGTTACGAGACGGTACACGATCATAAAAAAGAAGAAATTAGGAAATGGAAACGCACCAAGTAAAAGTGACGTTTTCATTGATGTGGAGTTGTTCGCTCTCGATCTGAACATTCGGCACTTTTCTCCTAAAACTGGGAAAATTGAGAATGCGAACATCGGTGGTATCCTAGATATCCCTTTCATGCGACCTAACGAATTTGGATATGAAGTTGCATTCACAAAAAAACGGGGTATCACTTACCGAGATGTCATCACAGGAAAGCTTATAAACAATAAACGTTTATTGGTCGCGAGTAAAGAGTTTCTCATTGAGGATATATATCTCATGCAGAAACTCAGTCTTCGTCCAGAGAAAAAGGAGAAAGATCGTCAGCGACTTGTTCGTTTAGCACAGCTTATTGATAAGAAAATCAGTACCTCAAATTCCATGGAGAATGTATTTAAACGTATATCTCCCAAAATCAAGACAAAAAAGAGGATACCATCAAAACCTACCAGTGTATCTATCAGTGCAGCTCTGAAAGTGGATCCATATAAATATAAGAATTTCACGACGAAACCCTCCAGTGAAAAACTATCTAAACAATTTGTTCATGGTCTTAAACCTGTAGTGAAAAATACAAAGGTTAATGGATATAACAAATCCTCAGGAAATAAGCGTTTCAATACCAATACACTGAAATGGAAAAATGTAAATAACATCAAGTATGTGAAAAATGAATATCCATTACGTCCCATAAATGCGAAAGCGTTACCCAAAAACTTGAATGTCACCAAGACATTATATGGTCACAACCCCAAGCGAAACGCATGGGTACCAAAACAGTTACTGAATAAAGCCGCATCTATACCATTTGTTGGTTTAAAGAAATGAAACACAATAGATCTATAAATGATCTACAACGCTCCAGCCAAGGGTGATGATGGCCTGTATTTTGTAAAGGCACTCAATGATGACAAGCGCAAGTCTTTCATTCAATTGAATGGAGTCAAGGTTACAGATGTCTCAGGAGAAGTTGTAATGGATCTCGTAACGGAAGCAAACATCGAAAAGATTACCGAGTATGACACATGGAATCTCGAAGCTGCCCACGAAAACTGTGCTGAATGGTTTGGTAAGCAACTTTCCGAGAATGTAATCAAAGGTGCTTACACTCCCAGTTTGAAAGATGGTCAAATCACAGGCGATCACCTCGAGGACGTCACCAAGGTTTTCAATGCGCAGCAGGATATCACAGATTTTGATTCTGTCCAGCCCGGCAAGGCTTGTGATATTATCCTAGAATTTGCCGGTCTTTGGTTTGCCAAAAAGGCTTTCGGCTCAACTTGGAATGTTGTCCAGGTCAGAGTCCATGATGACCCGGTCGTCGATACTTATCCAGACGGATATGCATTTGTCGATGAGAGTGAGCAATAAAAAAAATTCTTATACTATATAAAAGCTAATGAAGGGTCGCAACCAGAACATCCTCATGTTGGTGGCCGTCGCTACCTTGATTTTCCTCCTCTTTAAAATGAACACCAAATCAGGATACACCATCGTCGAGCGTGAGTACGCACCCATCGGTCCCGCAATGGAATCCCCTGGTCCCTCTGCCGCACCATCCGTATCTGTATGTGGTGGTATGAACAAGGGTACCGGTCTCGCGTCATCCCTCCTCCCCCGTGAGGTTGCATCAACCGAAGACTTTGGACAATTTGCCCCAGAAGACATTCTCAAGGGACAGAACTTCCTCGAACCCCGTAAGCAGATTGGCTTCCCCGAAACTGTCGGTGGTGCTCTCCGCAACGCGAACCAGCAGATCCGCAAGGATCCCCCCAACTCCAAGCAACCCTTTGTGTGGAACAACTCTACCATTGTTCCCGATCTCATGCAACGTGGTCTCTGCGCTTAAAGATTAAGTGTTTATAATACTCAATAATGAGTTCCGTCCCAAGTGATCTTTCTGAAAGTGTCGCTAAACTTGTGGAGCTTACCAAACAACTCACTGAAGCGAAATCTGATATTAAGGTTCTCAATCAAGAGGAAAAACGCCTCAAGGAATCTGTGAAAAAGCATATGGTTGGTCAGGGCATTGATACCATTAACCTCAGGAAAGGTAAAATTAGTATCCGTAAGTCAGTCAGGAAAGGTAGTATGAATAAGGATGCGATTAAGGAAGGATTACTCAAGTTTTTTGGTGGTGATGAGACTAAAGTTGAAGGAGCTTTAAATGCGATACAGGATGGACTTAAAGTCAAGGAAACAACCTCACTATCACTAACTGGTATAAAGGATAAACCCGAAAAAGAAGATAAGTAACCCACTATGGTCTGGAGCCAATACGTATACGAAGCGAACAACGGTTTTGATGCCGATGTGAGCGATGATGATGAATTTAATGATAACATTCCTCTGAATATCGAAGACTGGGAAGTCGAATACTCAGATGAATTACATATGATGTGGAGCACTATCAGGACACTCCTATATGATGCACATATTGAACACACAGGGGAGTTTTGTGACTTTGTGGAGTTTTGTTATGATGAACATAATACAACATGGGAATACCAGGAGCATACAATGTGGTATGAACAGCGACTTGAACACATTTGGAAGAATCTCAGGCGCAACATAAACGATAATGGTCTCCACGAGGAAATGATGCGCGGTGCAAAGTTTGATGATTTTAACAACTTCATGAAAAATTATATATGCTTATAATAAAATGCTTCCTGATATCACTTCCCAGAAAGTGGCCATCCCAGCTGCCCTTTTTCTCGCGCTCAGCCCAGGTGTTCTCGTCACCACCGCGGGCAAGAGCATCAAGTTCATGAACCGCAAGACCGCCCCACCCGCTGTGTTCTTCCACGCGCTCGTGTTCTTCCTCGTCTACAGCCTCGTTGCCAAGGCGTTGGGTCTCGTACTCACCAAGACCGATATTCTCGTGACCACCGCACTCTTCCTGGCCCTCAGCCCAGGTCTTCTTTTGACCCTCCCCCCCGGTTCAGGTGGTGTGGTTCGATCGGGTCAGACCAGCCTCCCCGCAGCGCTGACTCACTCTATCGTCTTCGCAGTGGTGTTTGCGCTTTTGCGTCGCCAATTTCCTCAGTTCTATTAAGTAAGGAGATGAAGTATCTCGTGCTTGGACCAGCGTCTATGGGTATTTATTCACTCATTGGTGCTCTAAAAGCGCATGAGACTGCACTCACCGATGTACAAGAAATTTCTGGTTCATCGGCAGGTGCAATATTAGCTCTATTTCTGGCATTGGGGATGTCTGTTGATGAAATACTCGATATATCACTTTCTTTGAATATCCCCAGTTTTGTTAAAATACGTTTGGGTTCATTTTTTAACAAATTTGGGTTTGTTGATATGGGTCCGATACGTAAAAAATTAGTTGATATTTGTGGGAGTGATCCAACTTTTAATGATTTAGATATGAAAATTTATGTATCTGCATTTTGTTTGAACACTTCAGAGACTGTCTATTTCTCTAAAGATTCACACCCGGATATGAAGGTAATAGATGCGGTGTGTATGAGCATGGCCGTACCATTTATATTCGCATGTGGTTCATATGAAAATAGAACATATGTAGATGGAGGTGTAAAAGAGGAGTTTCCACTCACACCATTTTTAGATAAAAAACCACACGAAATTACGTGCATGAAAATCAAGATGGAACGTATTTATCAGGATACGATTGATACACCCAAACAATTTGTAGATACAATTATTCGATCTGCACTATCAAACCGAGCGATATGCGACATACCAATTGAGATTATAGAAACTAATGTAGGAGATATAAATGTATTTAATTTCAATATGGATTATGAAGAGAAGGTAAAATTGTATACAATCGGATACACAACATAACACTTTTTTTATCAGTTTATTATATATGATTGAGGCGTGCGACCCCGACGCCAATATAGATGACTTGCGGGCACTTATTAAGTTAAACACAGGCCAAGATATTCAACTGACAAAAAAACAAATATGTGAAGTCTACGATGAAATTAAAGCGGGTAAGTTACCCTTACCCCCACTTATCATGAACTCTACAAAGACATACCTAATCGATAAGAAATCACCACTTAAAATAGGTGACTATGAGATTTTATTCGATTCATCCTCGAAACGCAATGAAATCAAAAAAGTTGCTCGTAAAGTTGGTCTCAAACAATTGGATCAAATGACGAAAGGTCAAATGGTTGATTCTATCGGTAAGCGACTACGTTACATGAAAGTCCACGAACCAGTTAAAATTGGTAAAAAGCGTGTAACAAAAACGTTGAACAGCACAGCAGTGAACAATAACACAGCAGTGGGAAACGTTAATGAGTTGAGTACCATCAACAACGGGTTGGGTACCAACAACAACGGGTTGGGTACCATCAACAACGGGTTGGGTACCAACAACAACGGGTTGGGTACCAACAACAACGGGTTGGGTACCAACAA